TACATATACTTTCATTGCATTGTTCAATGTACCAACCATTTTAGTGTTAGTTGGTGCTTCGAATGTACCTTCTGTTGTTCTTGCGAACGCTGAAGTTGTAGCAGACTGTAGGATAGTTAGTGCAAATGGTGATACCACTGCCCAGTTACCTGCGCCTCTACGTGTACGCTGTGCAATCAAGTTACTTACGCGGTTGATTTGTACTGCTAATGCAGCATGCTCATCACCTACGAAAGTAGCTGTGCCACTTACTGCTGATTGGTCATAAGTTTCAGCAGCAGATCCTGCTAGTGAACCTAAAGAAGCTAATACTTCTTGATCAATTTCAGCTGTAATTTCTTGTGCTAGAGCAGCCATAATTTCTGCTTCAACATCAATACCATGCTGTGACTGTGCATCTTGAGCTGCCTCAAAGGTCCAACGTGCTGATAGCTTACGTGATTTAGCTTCAACAGTCTGCTTTAAGATCTGAATGCTCATTCTGTTGCCTGCCGCGCCTTCTAATGCGCTTGTGGCTGCTGCCCTGTCGTCTGCTGCGGCACCTGAGTAACCTTCAGCAATTTTGAATGGGCTTAGTGCTTCATCACCAGCTGCTGTGTCTGTTCCGTTGGTGCTGTTAAAAGCATCTGCGTAACGTACACGTAGTGTGTGAATCTGACCAACTGGACCAGTCATAGGTTGTACACCTACTAACTCGTTAGCAATAACAGTTGGCATAACACGTCTGATAACTGGTAGGATAACACGGTTAAGTGTTGCTACGTTACCTGCGCTTGTTGCACCCGCTGTTGCAGCTTCTGAAAGATACTTGCGAGTGTTTTCTAGTGTGGCAGCCATTACTGACTTCTTGTTACCGTCTAGGCCTTCAAGAAGAGCAGTCTTTGTGTCTGTCCAGCGACTTTCTAATAGTTCTGACATCATAATCTCCTTAATTTAATCCAGCAAGACGGCGTAAGTCTAATACATTAGAATCGTCTGCTTTTGGTGTCATAGTTTTTTCTTGTGTTCTGTTGCCTGTAATTTCTTTTGCCTCTGATAAGACTGCCTTGCGCTTCGCTGGTCCGTTGCCGTCAATAACTGATGGTAGGTACTTATTGAAAGATTTATTTAATCTGTCAGTTTGTACACTTTCCAGTAAGTCTGTCATGATATCGCGCTGATCCTTTGATAAAGGAGCAACTAGATCTGTCATAATTTTCTCTCTGCGAACTGATTCAGAAAGTACTTTATTTTTATTTTGCTGTGCTTCTGCAATTTCAATAGCTTTCTTAGCAGCAACTTTTGCTTCACTAATCTGCTTGTTCTTTGCATCGACAACTTTTAAAAGTTTAGATGTTTCTGAGTTTTCGTTTAGATAGCTACTTGTGTATTCACTTGCGAATGCTTCAAATAACTTACGACCAAAGTCGTTCTGTCTTGCTTCATCAATATCTTCTTTAAGTTGATGTATTTCGCTACGTAGAGCTTTGTCAACTGTTTCTGATACTGCTATTGCACTTCTTTCGATAAAGTCTGTTTTGACCTTAGCGAAGTGTTCCTTAGCTTCACGTACTAATCGTACTTTCGTTTCAGCTAAGTCTTGTTTATCTTCGTGGAACTCTGCAATTTCTTTAGATAATGCTTCAACAACAAAATCTTCAAGTTTAGCATGCTGTACAGCCATTGCTTTGCGTTCTTCGTGTAGTTCGGAAACTTCTGTTTTAAGCTGTTCCATAACAAAACCTTGCATAAGGTCTGCGTTTTCACGCATAGCAATAGCATACTTCGCTTTTGCTTCAGCTAACTGCTGACGATCTTCTGCAAATTCTGAAATTTCTTCAGCTAGACGTTCCTCAAGCAACTTGTCAATAGCTTCCACCATTGTTTGCTTGTCATGCTCGTACTTTTGAGCAAACTCCTCACGAAGTTCCGCAGTGACTGCTTTACGGTTTTCACCGATTTTAGCTTCCCATGCTTCTTGAAGTTCTGCTTTTACATCATCTGTAAGTGCATCGCTTTCGAAGAGTGATTTTAATGCGTCCAACATATTATTCTCCTCGTTTATTGGAGACCATTGATTATATTAACCAATTGATTCTTTAAAAACTTTTGTGCCTTTGCATCTTCTTTTGTTGCCTCTGCTAATTCATATGCCTTCATCCCGCCACGAGTATTCATGATATGTTCATATATCGGAGTTGGATATGCACCGGGGGCGCTGGGTTGAGCCACAACGTCCACAGTGATTATTTCAAAACCAGTAACGTTGCCGTTACCGTCAACTTCACCAGAGCCCCTAGAGGAAACACCTAGTTTAACACCTGCTTCTAACATAGTTTTAACTAACTGTCCCATAGGGGTTGGTAAGATTTTCATTTTGCCGAAACCGTTATCGCCATCCATCCACATATCTGTGATCATATGACTTACACGATCTAAGTTAATGTTAAGACCCTCTGGGTGGTCAACTTCGCCGATTACACTAAAACCTTCGCTGATTTGATCATTGAGAGTTTTGACAGCCCTTCCAATCTCATTTACAGGATACACACGCTGGTTAGCGTTGCGTACTCCGCCCTGGATACAAATACCTTTTAGGTAAAGATCTTTGCCTCCATTTGAGTTTTCCGCGGTCTCAAGTACCATGCCTGCTTGGTCAAATGTCAAATGTTCTCTTAAAAAGTTGGCCATGTTTGGTTCCTAACGTCTTTTTTAGCCGCCAATAGTTGGTTTTTTATTAGCTGCTGTCTCTGGCTTGCCCTTTTTCTCAGCGCCGTGGCCAGGTTGATTGCTGCCTGCTTTAGCAGCTTTACCGCCTGGAACATTTACGTTACCAGCCGAATCTTCTTTTGCACTTGTATCACTTAGTGCTGAACCTTTTACAGTTGAACCTGCGCCTGCTTCTGGATCACCAGCTACTGCATTTTTTGCAATATTAGCACTTGTGCCGCCCATGTCATTTTTACCTGCTACTGCTGACTTTGTACCGTTAGTACCTGTGTCACCCATTGTAGCTGATACTTTTTCAACATACTCGCGCATTGTTTCGCCTGCTGACTTTTTGCTTTCATCAACTTCTTCGTCAGTTGCTTCTTCGACTTCTTCGTCTGATTCAAAAGCAATTGCTTCGTCTTCAACATCGTCTATCATGTCGTCAACTGCGTCTCCGCCTTCTTCATCATCACCAGCTTCGTCGTCGCCGTCCATCATTTTTTCAAATTCTGCTTTTAGGTCGTCTAGCGCATCTTCAAGATCCATTACACGATCTTCCATGTCACCTTCTTCACCTTCGTCGTCGCCTTCTTCGTCGCCGCCCATTTCCATGTCGTCGCCTGCGTCACCACCCATCATTGCGTCCATTGGGTCAGCTTCAACTTCAAATTCGCCTAAGTCGAATCCTTCTTCAACTTCTTCATCATCTGACTCGTCTAGATCTTCGTCATCTGACTCGTCTAGATCTTCGTCATCTGACTCGTCTACTGCTTCATCATCTGACTCGTCTACTGCTTCGTCATCAGCTTCGTCTAGATCTTCTAGATCTGACTCTAGTAAACCTTCGTATATGTTACGTGATTTTTCTACCACAATCTCGTGGAAAAGCTCTTCTGCACCTGCTTTATCTTCGTTGATAAGGCGCTCAAGCATTTCTTCAAATTTATTTTGATCTGCCATTGTTTTCTCCTATAAATGAATGTATTACCCTGTTGGGTAAGGCTGTCAATACTATTTACTCTATACGGAAAAAAAGTATGCAGAAATAGGCCAAAAACAGGCTGTTTTCGGCTGGCACTATGATATTTCGAACATTTTCGTGAAATCTTCAACAAGAACTTCGTTATAATTGTCAAAAGTATTTAG